GAGGATCACGCGCAGCAAATTGATATCCATCTGGCATGGTGACAAGGTGGATACCTCCGTATTCATAAAGGTTGAATCTTTCGCAAATTAAAGAATCCTTTTCTTTCATCGTCAAAATGCTCATGTTAGAACCCCTTTCCGTTGTTGAATTTAAAAGTCATACACGAATTGGGGGGAAAACTTGTCCCACCATGTATAAACAAACTCGCCTGAGAAATCGGCTACCGTTTCGTCAGGCTCTACTCCGTAAGGGATGACTAAAGCCCATCCGATATTGTTACCTTCAGAATCGCGAATTCTTAACTGCGCTTCTTCAACAGACTCAATAGCATCCTTAATGGCCTTGTAGGATGTGCTGCGCTTTACCTGCCAAGCCCCTCCATCCCATACTGAGATTGTGCAACCGAGGCCTAGAGCATGTTTTATCAAGTCAATATATGCCGTCTTCATTTGTCTATCTCCTTGTCATGTGCGGTGTACATGGTTTTAGCTCCTTGGGTTCCTAAATCCATCGGTTGAGTCGGCTTCGTGCTCTTCTAATGTTTTGATAAGTGACAACTGGTTTCGCTCGTCGTAGAAGCGTTGAAATACATCTTCAAAGGCTTTCGCGAGTCGCTCGCGGTTGTAGCTATCGCAAGTGCAGAACAGGTCGCCAAGTTTTCTAACGAAACTCCCGCCCTGTGAATCAATCATTGCGAGTGCTGCCTGATGTTTTTGTTCGCTTGTAAGTTTCATTGTGTTATCTCCGTGTCATGTGTTGCGTTGTTGTGTTGCTAAATCATGTGTTGCATCTGAATAGCGGCAAACTTTAGGGAAACTTGAGGGTTTTTTATAAAATATTTTTGAAGCTGACAAAACATGTCAGGAACAGGCTTTGGTTGCGCCTACACCTACATAGATTTACACTTTGGGCTGTTCGCTTTTTATACCAGAGGTAAACCATGCAGAAGATGTCACGCAAGGCGGCGCGGGCGGCGTTGGAATCGATCCCCATCGACGCTGTGATCACGGGAGACGGAAGACAACGCTTAACACCTAAGCAGAGAGAATTCGCTCGCCAGATGGTCACCGCACCAAGTAAGTCTGCAGCGTATAGGAGCGCATACAACAGTAAGGGAAAGCCGACCACCGTTCACGCAAGAGCGGCTGAGTTATGCCGAGACGGTCGAATCGCGGCTGAGATCGAGGCGTTGAGGCTTGCTGCTGAGGCGGAGAAACATCGAACACCTGCGCAATTACGGGCTCTGGTGACGGGGCAGCTTGTCCAACACGCGCTAAACGAGGATGTTCCACCTGCTACACGTATACGGGCTCTGGAGCTATTGGGGAAGCTGACTGAGGTCGCGAGCTTCACCGAGCGGCGTGAAACGGTCGTGCATCATGCGAGCGCGGATATCAGGGCCAGACTGATTGAGCAGCTACGCGCGGTCAACGTTGTCGATGTCGACGATGGCTCGGACTTGCTAGAGGAGTTATCAGGCTCGCGCGCCATTTTAGAGGAATCCGCGCCCAGCGAGACCCACCCCTCCCCCACCCCCCAAGACGGCCGGATGGTCGACACGGATGCCATGCATACTATTCCCCACACTCAATCACCACCTCTAGACGAATTTGGCTCTATCGACCCCTCAGATCTGGAGATCATCCCACAGGAAGACCCCCCGGTAGGTGATGAAAAATGAACAGGTGGGGGGGTATATTTTTTGGAAAATGCCCACTCCTAAGTAACTGATTCTATTGACAAATAAATGGGCAAAAAAATAATCAAAAGAAATCAATATGTTACTGCATCATGCTCATTTGGGCATGATAGCGTAAACCATTGATTATTAAGGAAACACGAAAAATGGGCACTTTTTTGAGTGGGCATACATGAGATGAAGTTGGTCACGTATAACAAGAATGGGACGAAGGTGGAGTTGGAGGTTGAGCGGTTTATTGCCCGTACGGAGGAGGAGGCGAAGGAGAGGTTAATGACTGAGAATCAGATGAGTGTGTATATCGCTATAGATGAGTTTTGGAAGAGGTATGGGTTTGGTCCCACCGTGGAGAACATCCAGTATATGACGGGCGATAAGAGTCGCTCTAATATACATAGGATTATGAAGCGGCTATGTGATCTGGGCGTGTGTAAACGGACACCCAACCGGGCGCGGTCTATACGGCCGTCTCATATTAAGTTGTACAAGGTAGATATAGAGTGAACGACATCTTAGAGCGGATTGCTGAACTGCCTGCGCATGTACAGAAAGCTTTGTTTGACGACCTTGCTGCGTTGAAAGATGCGGAGGATAGAGAGCGGGCGCATGAGCATTTCTTGTACTTTGTTAAGCAAATGTGGCCGGGGTTTATAGATGGACGTCATCATAAAGTCATGGCAAAGAAGTTTGAGGAGATCGCTGAGGGGAAGCTCAAGCGTTTAATCATTAACATGCCACCTCGACATACCAAGTCTGAGTTCGGGAGCTTTATGCTGCCGGCTTGGTTCCTTGGCAAGTATCCGGGGAAGAAGATTATTCAAACGTCAAACACGGCGGAACTCGCGGTAGGATTCGGCCGTAAGGTGCGTAACCTTGTCGGGTCTGAGCAATACTCTAAGATATTCCCAAATGTGAATCTAAGGTCTGACTCTAAAGCTGCAGGACGGTGGGCGACGAATCAGAATGGGGAATACTTTGCGATTGGTGTTGGGGGTACGGTTACGGGTAAGGGTGCAGACCTATTAATCATCGACGACCCACACTCTGAGCAAGAGGCTGCCCTCGCGGCTACAAGCCCTGAGATCTTCGACAAGGTGTATGAGTGGTACACCTCCGGTCCACGTCAGCGTCTACAGCCGGGCGGGTCGATTGTCGTCATCATGACCCGTTGGTCTAAGAGAGATCTGACGGGGAGGATCTTACAGTCTGCTGTGGATCGGGACGGGGATGAGTGGGAGGTCATAGACTTCCCGGCAATATTACCTTCTGGCAATCCTTTATGGCCTGAGTTCTGGAGCATAGAGGAACTAGAGGCACTAAGAAATGAACTGCCTTCTGGTAAGTGGAATGCGCAGTATCAACAACAGCCGACGTCCGAAGAAGGCGCGATTGTAAAAAGAGACTGGTGGCAGATATGGGAAGGGGATCGACCCCCTCCGTGTGAGTTCATCATTCAGTCTTGGGATACTGCGTTTACCAAGTCCGAACGGTCCGACTATTCTGCGTGTACGACGTGGGGCGTGTTTGCCTACAATGAGAATCCCGACGACATGCAGATTATCTTGTTGGATGCTTTTAAGCGACGGATGGAATTCCCTGAGCTAAAGCAGACTGCTTTTAATATGTATAAGGAGTGGGAGCCAGATGCGTTTGTGATTGAGGCCAAAGCTTCTGGCGCGCCGTTGATCTATGAGCTACGGGCGATGGGTATTTCGGTTCAAGAATTTACTCCCAGTAGGGGCAATGATAAGATCGTCCGTATTAATTCGGTGTCAGATTTGTTCTCTAGTGGTAAGGTGTGGGCTCCTGCCACACGCTGGGCAGATGAGCTGATAGAAGAGATGGCAGCATTTCCAAACTCAGATCACGACGACTTGGTAGACTCGGCAACACAAGCACTAATTAGATTTCGTAAAGGCGGGTTTATCCGGTTGGACTCAGATGAGCCGGAAGACCAACAATACTTCAGACGCAAACGGGAATACTACTAAATATGACTATCGCTAAAAGTCTCTATCAAGCGCCACAGGGTTTGGACAGTCTGGATCACGAAGCAGTTGAAATTGAGATTGTCGACCCGGAAGAAGTCAACATACATGCAGGCGGCGTTGATATACATATTGGCAAAGAAGAAGATGACTTTGACCAGAACTTAGCAGAAGTCTTAGACGCCCGTGTTATGCAATCGTTGGTCAATGATCTGATCAATGAGTACGACGAAGATGTTTCCTCACGCCGCGATTGGATGCAGACCTATGTCGACGGCATTCAGTTACTAGGTCTTAAGATTGAAGAACGTACCGACCCTTGGCCCGGAGCCTGCGGTGTGTTCCACCCTATGTTGTCTGAGGCATTGGTCAAGTTCCAAGCCGAGACGATGATGTCTACCTTCCCTGCAGCTGGTCCGGTTAAGACGGAGATTGTAGGAAAAGAGACCCCAGAAAAGAAAGAAGCTGCCATCCGTGTTGCAGCCGACATGAACTATCAGATCACCGACAAGATGGTTGAGTTCAGACCTGAGCATGAGCGCATGCTGTGGGGCTTGGGTCTGGCAGGTAATGCATTTAAGAAGGTGTACTACGACCCGTCTTTAGGCCGTCAGACATCGGTCTTTGTTCCTGCGGAAGATCTGGTTGTACCTTATGGCGCGTCTAATATTCAGACAGCTGAACGTGTGACGCACGTCATGCGTAAGACTGAGAACGAATTACGACAGCTACAGTATGGCGGGTTTTACTTAGATGTAGATCTTGGTGAGCCAAGCAATCAGCTAGACGAGATTGAAAAGAAGATTGCGGAGAAGATGGGCTTCAGAGCTACATCCGATGACCGTTACCAGATCTTAGAGATGAACGTTGATCTCGATCTGGAAGGATTTGAACACACAGACAAGAATGGTAACCCCACAGGTATCGCCCTACCCTACGTCGTTACGATAGAGAAAGGCAGTGCAACCTGTTTGTCTATTCGTCGTAACTGGCGTCCCGAAGACAAGCTCCACTCTAAGCGCCAGCATTTTGTACATTATGGATACATTCCCGGTTTTGGTTTCTATTGTTTTGGCCTTCTGCATCTTATTGGTTCTTACGCAAAATCTGGAACTTCTATCCTCCGTCAGCTGGTGGATGCTGGTACTTTATCCAATCTACCGGGAGGGTTTAAGGCAAGAGGATTAAGAGTAAAGGGCGACGATACACCGATTAGTCCCGGAGAGTTTAGAGACGTAGACGTCCCCAGCGGCACGATCAAAGATAACTTAATGGCCTTGCCTTACAAAGAACCAAGTCAGGTTCTGGCTATGTTGTTAGAAAAGATTATTGAAGAAGGCCGCCGGTTTGCATCTACGGCAGATATGCAAGTTGCGGACATGTCAGCCAATACTCCTGTTGGAACCACGCTGGCAATTCTGGAAAGAAGCCTGAAGGTGATGACTGCTGTACAGGCAAGGATTCATTATTCATTTAAGCAAGAGCTTGGACTGTTACGCGACATCATCCGTGACTACACGCCCAAGGATTACTCTTACGAGCCAGTAGAAGGCGCTCCTTCAGCCAAACAATCTGACTATGATTTAGTTACCGTCATCCCTGTATCTGATCCTAATGCGGCCACGATGGCGCAAAAGATTGTGCAGTATCAGGCAGTGGTTCAACTGGCCCAGACTGCACCCCAGATCTACAACATGCCCTATCTACATCGACAGATGTTAGAGGTGTTGGGAATTAAGAACGCAGAGAAACTGGTTCCGATGGAGGACGATGAAACGCCGGTTGATCCAGTATCCGAAAACTTAAACGCGGTACAAGGCAAGCCACTTAAGGCGTTCTTGTTGCAGGATCATGCTGCACACATTGCTGCGCATCAGGCATTCATGCAAGACCCCGAGGTAATGCAGACCATAGGCCAGAACCCCCAAGCCAACGTCATTATGGCAGCTTTACAAGCGCATATATCAGAACACATGGGATACAAGTTCCGTGCGCAGGTCGAGCAACAAATGGGTGTGGCGTTGCCTATGCCAGATCAGAAACTGCCACCAGAAGTAGAGCAGCAGTTGTCCAGATTGATAGCTCAAGCAAGCCAGCAGGTACTGCA